AAAGATCCCTTACTCTATCGCCTTTATCCTCAAGATCCTCTTTATAAGGCCCATTGATTTTATAACTTGCAGGCCCATTAGGATGGAAGAATTCACCCGTAACCAAAGAATAAAGCCGTATTAGACAATTAGCTAAGGTTGTATCATAAGTTCTAGTTGATTCTTTAAATGGAATGTTTTTAGTGTCTTCTATATCAAACCCAATAAACTCTTTGACCCTTTCAATAGTTTTCATCCAGTTTTCACTAGCTTTAACATCATTTTCAATCGACTCAAGTAAATATCCTGATATTTTTTTCAATGTATTTTCATCTAATGTCTCAGCTAAGTTTTCATTAAATGATTCGTTTAATCCAGTATCAAGCTCCTCATTTTCATAAGGAGGCATTGTATCATCTGAAAATGGAAATTCTTCTGAATCATTTACATCATCAGAAATTATAGGATCAATATCTTCAGATATCGGAGAATCATCAGACAAAGCTTGATATTGTCTTGCTAATTTAGACAGAATAGGCTCAATAGAATCATTCTCAGCAACTTTATCTTTAATATCCTTAAGTAATTCACGAGGTTTAGCAATCCCACCTTTTTTAAGTTTAAGAATGCCTTTTTTCTCTTTAACTTTTTCAGGAATATATAATTCTCGTGATTTAGCTAAATCATTGAAGTCCTCAGTTAACTTTGTAAAGACAGGGTCAATAGGTTTTACACGTACTTTTCTTGCTTTAATAAGATGATTTTTATTAAATTTAAGTCTTTTCTTGCGCTTAACTATATTATTGTTAGCGTCTGAAACCACTTCAGGCTCAATAATTTCAGGTTTGGTATATCCTTCACTCAAAGTTAAAAATGCATCCTCTAACTTGTCTTCCTCCCCTCTCGGGGCAGGATTTTTAGGTTTACGAGCCTGATCTTCTACTTTATAATTAAATTTTGCTCTACCGCGCATTCAATAACACTTAGTTAACGTTTTATATATCATACACTAAAATGACAAAAACATTAGAAAATTATATTAAAAAGATTAAAAAATTAAAGAATTATTTGATCCTACAAGAAAAACCAGCTTATTTGATTCTAGGAACTGATATTTACATTAAAGAACTTATAGAAACACGTATGACATTCTCCACATACAGCACAACTCTTGAAAAGAAACTAAATGTGTTTTTCATAGTTTCATTAGAAAATTTCGTGGCAGAAGATGTATGGAAGGAAGGAATTGAAGGAATTGAAAGCTTTCAGAAAATGGATATACAAATAGTAAAATTACCTATCTTCAATGAGCCAATATCAAAAATATCAGAACTAATTGAACATCATTTAGATGCTTATATTAAAACTAATATGTAAAACAACCCATGACAATCTCACAATAAATAATTTATAGTTGATTTTTTAAAATACTGAGTTATTCTGGGGATGAGGTTAAGTGAACGTCAATGTTTTACTCCATAAATACTCAACTGTCCTAGCTTACCTCATTAAAAAGAAAAGTTGTCGCAGAGTATAAAACTAAAAGAGGTTAAACTATGAATCTACACTCTGCTATTTCTATTATAAAGTCATTAAATGCTATTGTAAATCACACAATAGCATTTAATATACTTTCACTTCCTTTGTAAGAGATGGCTCAGGTCTTTCATCTTTAGGATTAAGTAAAAACATTCCAGTCTTTAATTTCATCAAAGCTTGACTCATTGTATCTATAACATCATTGCTCTCCAAATTAGGAAAACTAGCTGCAAGTTCTATAAATTCATCAGCAAAAGGTAGTAATGTATCATACTTAGGAGGTCTAGCTGGTAACCATACTCTTTCTCCTTCTATTAAAGGAGTTACAAAATGAACTCTTTTAATTTTATCACCTTGACCTGTTGGGTTGATAGGAATAGCTTTTATTCCCCCTAATGCTAAATCACGTATTAATGGATCTCCTGATGCTTTAGCTTCAATAAGACACATATCAATAGGTCTACCTTTGAACATAGGATTTCTCTCTTTCCCTGTGTCCCTATAATCAAAATACAAACGTTTAGCCATTTCACGTAATTCAGTATATTCTACTCTTCCACGCCATAAGGATAATAATATTATGTTTTCTACATAATTATGATCATAAAACACGCCCCATGTAGTACATGCAGAATAAGCTGCTTTTTTACCCATAGAATACGCTGTATCCCATGACTGCACAACAAATTCAATTTGAGGGGGTGTGCTGTCTTTCCACCATTTAAACCATTCTTTCTTAAGGATCCCTCCTATTTCAGGAGAAGGTCTCTGTTGTAATTGCCCTGCTACTGCATAGCTTGAACCTAACGATTGTTTTAAACTAGCTAAATCCTTTTCAGTTATTCTCTCAGGCCATAATAATTCACCTTCTTTGATCCTAGGATCTATCCATGGTTTGTTATCAGAAGATGCTAGAGGAACTGTTACAGAACATCTCTTCTCCTCATATTCCATAGGCAGAATGAGCTTAACCCATTCGTTTAGATCATCATGATTCAAAATATAACCTGTTATATCTCGTTCATGGATTCTTTGCTGAATAACAACCCGACAATCTGTATGTTTATTATTAAGCCTTGTAGACCATACTTGTGTCCACCAATCTATTGTACTTTCTCTTTGTACTTCTGATTCCCCTTCTTGGGCTGAATTAGGGTCATCACAAAGAATAATGCTGCCACCCTCGCCGGTGACACTACTACCTACTGATGAGGATATCCTATACCCTTTATGTGTATTATCAAATCTTCCCTTAGTATTTTGATCCCCTACTAATTGAAATCTATCTCCCCATTTTTTTTTATACCAAGGGGATAAAATAAGACGTCTACATTTCACTGAATCCCTAAGAGACAATGATAATGCGTATGAAGCATATAAGAACTGCTCATTCGGATTATGTAGCCATACCCAAGCAGGAAAAGCTACTGATACTAAACTTGATTTACCACAACGCGGAGGGATATTAATTATAAGGTTCTTTATCTGTCTATTAGCTACAGCTTCTAAATGTTCAGATATAGCGCCTATATGCCATCCATCGGTAAACTCTTTACCACCCTCAATATAAGGCCAAGCTTGTTTTAAGAATTCATGTAAAGAAAGCTCAGCTTTGAGCGTATCTCGTAGTTCTCTTAGCTCTTTTAGATTAGTTTTATCTAATTCAGTCTCAATCACTTATATTTATACTTCTTTAATCATTAACTCGTATAGCGATTCAAAGGGTTATAAATCTTTTTGATAACAGCGAGAACAGGGTTAGATTTTAACACTTGGATGTTTAATGACTCATTTTCACATGACATCCCATCTTTATGAGGAAAATCCTTAGAGCCATATCTTACTGTACTAATGGCTCTCTCACCATTAGCAAACACCCCATACGCCCCTTCTACTGTACCATAAGCCCAGACTTTATCACAGAACTGAAAATAACATGTGCCTAATAGTTTTTCAGGATTGCGTGCAGCATATATTAAAGATTTATCTAATTGCCCTTCAATTACCTCTAAATAATCATCTCTGGCTAATCTAGAACAACCTATTTCTGTGAATAACATACGTAAATTATATCTCTCATATGCTAAATCTACCCATCCTTTTCCTGAACCTTCTGCATTATTAAATAAATACTCCTCATCACTATAAGTTTGAGGGCAAAGAATTAATCTATCATTTAAATCTTCTATATCTTTTAATTCAGCTATAAATTTATCCCAGTATTTGAAACATGGATATCCTTCCCCATAAGTAGCAAAACTTGTTGGATGACCTATAGGTACTTTTCTATAATTAGAAAGTAAGCATTTCTCTATCTCAATCCATCTCTTAGTAAAATCAACAAGATATCCTGCAGGCATTTTAGTTGACTGATCTAATTCATTACCAATGATAATCCCATAAATAGCAGGATGATAATCTGTACATTTATCATCACTAAATGATTCTATCAAATTGCTAATAGAATCATCCATATTAGGAGGACTCCCATAAGCTCCTAGGAAGTAATTAGATACAGGTACTAATACTTTAATCCTGTGTTGCTCACAGTAATCTAAAAAAGGTCTATGGTCATTTCTAGGATCCCAATCATATAGTCTAATAACATTAACTCCCATTACCTGTAAACTACCTATGTCATTACGCCCAAAGAAGCTTCTATCTTTATCAGGACCATCTAATGGACTGAATGGTGTACCCCATAAGGATTTCATATTATGTGAAGCTATATCACTACCAAAGAAAATACATGTGTGATTTGCAGTAGAAGGATCATACGGAGGGGGAAATGGTGAATAACACATTCCTTTCACTAATCCTCTTAATTCTACTGATTCATTAAAATATTCTGAATTTACATCACTATTCAAAAATGATGATAATGGTTCATTACTGTTCATTTACTTTCTCCATAATAAATTCCTTTTCTATAACTGAGAATAATTCCTTACAATTAACAAAACACATCTGATATTTATCGTTCATTTTATCAGCTTCTTCCTCCGATGTCTCAATATACATATCTTCTGTAGAATCATTTACATCACTATTTATATGAGAAATCTTTTGTTCCCATAACGCCAATAATTAGCGGAATATATCTCATATACAAATATTGCCCTTATTATTTAATATTTCCAAAGCCTGTTTAGAATGAATATATTTACTAATTAAATAATCATCTTCCTTTTGTTTCTTTCTCTTGTAGTACAAAGCTTTTTGCAATAACTGATAATAACTCCTCACAATTAACAAAGTGATTATCATAATTATAAGTTTCTAGTAACTCTATAGGTGAGATTTGTACATACATATGTTCTATAGAATTATTTGCACAAGAAATCTTTTTCTTCTCATAGACAATAATTTTCTCATCATCAATGTATTCACTAAATGAGTTTGAAAAAACATATTTATTTTTAATATAACCTGTACATATATCTATAATTATGTCTTTAACATTATCCCTTGAATCCCAATATTCCCAATACATCTGCCTGTAATTGTTATATATACTTTTAGCCTGTCTATATAATATATATTCAATCCCTTTACTCTTAAATATTTCTAAAGCCTCTTTAGGACTAATATATTTAGTATTCTCAGTTGTCATTTTCTATTTGCTTCTTTGATTGGTATATAATCAGTTCTCATTTATCAGGCATATAATCAGTTGTTACTAACATCTTTACTTTTCTCATATTTATCTTTCTCATATAATTCGTCTAGATGTTTAAATAATTCTTTAGTTGTTTTTGAGGGCTTATATGTCCCACAAATAACCACCACAATAAAAGCTAAAGAAAAACATATTATGTAACATATTAGCTCTATATTCATTTTATCCCTCTTCTACCACTTTCTTCATGTCTTCTTAAATAACTTATTCATTAATTGATACAAATCTTCACTACTCATTGAAACATTTGAATATTTAAGAGATTTTGTAAATTTGTTACGTTTAATTTGTTCTAATTCAGATTTATTAACTTTAAATGAATGAGCTTCTATATGACCTAGTTGAACTAACCCATCCTTATTACTGTCATCTAATATCCCATATAAAGGTATGGATTCTTTATCTATATAAAAATATAAATCCATAGGGTTATCATCATTTATTCCCAATTGGTGTTTATAATCAATAAAATCCTGTTTACGTAATTCAAATAAACGAATAGCACTACTGATCAATATGTAATCAGTTTGCATTAATAACCTTTTCTTTATTAAATACTTCCTCAAAAACTAAAGACAGACAATACATCATCTCTATGTTCATTTATATAACCCCATAATAATTTACATCCTCTGGATTCCTCTTTATTAAATCATCCATCAAATTGAACAAATCTTCTAAACGTACTGAAATATCTACATGATTTAAAAGATTATGATAAGGTATTTCATGAGATATATGATGTTCGATAGTGATTTGTTCAAATTCATCTATAGTACCCTTATCTTTATCATATAACTTTCCAAATAAAGGAATAGTACCAATATTTATATATTCCCATAAAGATCGATTAATATCCTTCCTAACTTCGCTTTCAAGATATATATCTTTATACATATCAAATACGTCTGTCATACGAATTTTTTTATTCAAATCACTTGTTTCAGCAAATTTTACTATGTTTAATATTCTACTTAATGTTTTAGCCAACCAATCTAATTTATATGCCTCAAACATTCGATTAGCTACTGACACAGTTATATAAGAACTTAATTCTTTCTCCATTTTATCTCCCGAACAATTCTTCTATAAGGTTTATTAAGTCATCGGTCTTTACCCTTACCTCTCCAAAGGTAATAGCATCCTTAGCATAATAAAGCCCTAACATATAAGATATTTCCTTTTCATGATGATATAAAGAAAGTATACCCTCAGCTACATAAAACTCTAACCCTTTATGTAAATATCCCCCTATCGTCCACAAGTGATCTCTAATCTTTATAGTGATACAATGCGCAGTATTAAATTCATCTTGATTATTAATAATGTAAGCTCTTCTAAAGAAATCAAACAACCTCCTAGCTTCACTAACCAAAATATAATATAAGTTCCCCTCAGTATCATTTTTCAATTTTGCGATAGCATCTTTAATAAGAAGACTACATGTTACAGGACAATGATTAAACCAATTAGGATCATGATCGATATCACCTAATGTACTCCCACCTTCGAGTTTTATAGGTTCATTAAGTTTGAAGTGTTCTTTAATAAAATTATTAATCACTTCTTGTTTATTTTCTACATTCTGTGTCATTTGTTTCTTATTGTTCTTTATTGTTTTCTTTATCCTCATTCTCCAAATGCTCTATAACCTTACTGACTTTATCCACCTTAGCTAGCAAATCCTCTCGAGAATCTCTAATCTGAGACACCTGATCCACTATCTGCTCATTAGTTTTAATAGTCGTAAGCACCTTGAGTCTATTCAATGAATCATGATGTGTCACTTCATCAAATTCTGGTAAAATATCAGTTAAAACCTTAATCTGCCCATCAATGTCAGTAGTCTTATCTTCTATTTGAACCTTCTTATCATCATAGTCCCTAGGTAAAGCATAAAGCTCTCTAAAGTATATCTGATGGGCCCATCCCTCATTTGCTTCCATTGCCCTCCATAGCAAATCAAAAGCTTTATGTGCGTTCTTAGCAGCAAGTGTCTTTAAGCTCATAAATGCTATAGTGTTTTCATTGTATTTACCTTTAGGTCTACCATTAGGATTACCAGATTTACCCTTCACCCAAGTTGCATTTCCTTTACGTACTGTTTTAGCCATGTTAATTTGTTCAATAGTTAATTAAGTGTTAATATACACTTTTACACACTGATTTTCAACATTTCTCTGTCTTCAAACACAAGCATACAATTTCTTATTCTTCAGATAACTTGTCAATCCTTTCACAAAAGTCATCGATATACTGTGCAATCTCTGAACGATCAAATAAAATTGATTCCATGACTGATTCTACAAGCTTTAAAAGTTCCTTCTTACTTAGCATAAAAACCTCTTCAATTTCCGCGCCCCTTTCCCCTTCCAAGGCTTTGACCCTATTCTCTAATTCTTCAAATTTATCTATAACATCAATCCAACTACCTAGGGTTTTACTTATGGTCATCTTTTTCACTCCTTTTAAACACTTCCAATGCAAACTAATATATCCACTAAAACTTGTCAATCCTTTAATCCCCACCACTGCTAATTTTATTTACAATGAAGATCTAGGGCCAAGCGGTCTAAATGAATAGCGATATTTCGCATTTAGAGGTACTTTTTAACAGTAAGATAAGTGGTTATAAGGAGAACATACATTAAAGGGTCTAATTCTTTTGTATGGACTTTAAAATGAGAAATTGAGAGAGTGAATAGTATTTGGGGTTTGGGGTTGGGGTACCCTCTCTTTAATATATAATATAAATACTACCAGGTTATATTTATTCTATTTACACTAATTACATTATATTCTACCATATCTAAAATGATATATATAATAAGTTAAATGGTAGGTACCCCAACCCCAAACCCCAAACTATCTTTAAAATAAAAGGTTTACTATTTTTAATGTTTCGATCATTTATATCGAAGTTTTTAAAATTTAATCTTCTTTCTTTACTGTTGACATAAAAATTTTTATCCTTTATACATCCTCCCATTAGAAGGGAGGGGACAAATTATCCCTATCCTTTAACCCCATGAGAAAAATGACATATGACTAATCAAAATACCAGCTCTAATGTAGCACTGGTTCACCCAAACAATGAATATAAAATAGCTATTTTATCAAGCATTACTGCTACTGATGCTGTTAATAAGACAGTAAGTTATGAAACAATGGTTAATGAATTAACTAAATTCAGAGCTGTCAAAAAAGAAGATGCTCCTTGCATAATAGCTGGTAATTTTATAAATAATAAACGTAAGAATGATGAGCTACGTGATAAGCAACTATTTACCTTAGATATCGATAAGTACGATAAGGATATTTCGCATTTGGAAGACCTTTTAAACAAGGAATTAGGAGGTTATCAGCGCATAGCACATTCTACAGCTTCTCACACTAATAAGAAGGCTAGAGCAAGAGTGTATTTGTTTCTATCTACTCCTGTGGAAACAAATAAGTTTAAAACTATTGCTTCAAATTTCGTTAAAAGTCTAAGTCCTGAATTACAAAAGGCTCTTGATATGGATGCGTCCACTAATCCTAGTAAACTCATGTTTATGCCTACTAAACCTGCATCTGGTTGTGATCCTTGGAATAGTTATAGTAGGGGTGCGCTTATTGACCCCTCTCTTTACGAAAGACTGAATGATAATGTGATAGCTTTAGTTAAGAATAATATTGAAGCACATGACGACCCTTTCTTATTCACAGCTAAAAACATGCCTTGTGACTTTTCAGATGAGCAAATACAAGAGATGTTAAACCGATATCCTGCTGAACTAGCTATTTGGGATTACTACGCTTGGTTAAAGGTGGGCATGATGCTCCATCATCAATACAAAGGGGGAGAGAAAGGGTTTGAGCTATGGGACGAATGGTCTAAAAAAGATACTAAACGATATGATGGGCTCAGATATTTAAAAAGAAAGTGGGAGAGCTTTGATGAGAAAAAAGAACCGATTACTTTCAGATCATTTAGAGCCTTAGTTGAGAGATTTAATACTGTAAATGACAATGGGGATAATATGACGCCTATCCCCATTGAATGGGTTGATTTTAGAATTGTGAAAAAAGTCAAAATGCCACGGTATACTTTAGATAACTTGAAGTTAATGTTAGAGGCTCATAATATTCGCATTATTTATGACAATACTAAGAAAGAGAAATGTATTTATTTTGATGGAGTGAAAGCTTCTGATAATAATTTATCATGTACTAACATTAAACATCTTGCTACAAAATATGGCATTAATAACCCTTTAATTCCTGATGCTTTGGATATGTTGGCTAAATACAACCCCATTAATAGCTGGAAGGAATGGATAGAAAGCAAGCCTTGGGATGGAGTGGACAGATTTCCTGCTTTTTGTGATACTTTAGAAATTGACACAGAAAAAATAAATGAAAGAACACGCAATCGTTGGTTAAATCGAACTTTATTGCAGATGATTCATATGAGCTGTTTAAATGATGACCCCAGAGGGAAAGTTGCGAGGAACGTTCTTATTCTTCAGGGTCCACAAAAAAAGGGTAAAACTAGTTGGATTAAAGCATTAGTACCCGAAGATAAAGCTGAATATGTTTTAACAGGTCAAACCATTAATTTGGCCAATGAAATGGATAAGGTTAAATGTAGTAAATATCCAATTGTAGAATGTGGGGAGTTTGGCACTACTTTGCGCAAATCAGAAATGGACAGTATTAAGAACTATACTAGTGCTGACACAGATGTAGTTAATAGGAAGTTCCAGCGTGATCATGAGATAATAAGACGTTCAGGAGTTTTAATCGCTACGATCAATGAGACTAATTTCTTACCGGACTCTAGTGGCAGCTCAAGGTTCTTAATAATTCCTGTGGTGAAATGTAATTTTAAGCATCAGATAGATATGCAACAACTATATGCTCAATTGTTAGCTTATGCTAAACAAAATCCAGATGATTATCATCTTACTGAAGAAGATTATACATTAGCAGAATCAATAAATGAAAGCTTTGAAGAAATTCGTGATATAGAAGAATTATTCAAAGATGCATTTGATACAGAAAGTACAGAAAGAATATTTGGTCCGCTTACTGTTAGTAAGATATTAACTGAATATTTAGGGGTACCTGCTGGAGTTTATAGAAATACACATATGAAATTACTAAATGAGGTTTTAATTAAATATAAATGTAGGAAAAGTAATAGCAAAAATACAGGTTATAGAGGGTGGTACTTACCTCCAACATGTAAAGATACTAACTCACCTGATTTTGATAAAATGTTTTAAATGGAAAAATAGCTAGAAAAAATTTATATCTTATATAATAGATTTATATCAAAGGGGGCCTTCAAATAAGCAAAAGACCAATACCCCAAAGGCTACTGTTTCTAACAATGAAGATGTTCCCAGGGGGGGGGGTCTCTTGAAGAGTCATTAGAAAAATTATTTGTGCAGAAATTTGACATAGCAAGTGAAAAACGTGCGAAGAGCCCTCGTAGTGCCACATCAGTATTAGTAAACTACTTCAATTATAAAAAAGGGACATTCTATAGAACTCATACTAATATTCTAGCAAAAATATTTGATAAATATGGTTATGAGAAAAAACCTAAATTAGTCTGGTATTTACCTCCACTAAGAGTTAAAATGAAAATATTTAAATATCATTTAAAAGGTTTATTAATACTAATGAGATTAATAATATTCTTCATCTCAGTTAGCGAATGGATAAAAGGAGTATGTTATGGATGATATCCCACGTACCGCCAAATTTATCACTTTTGAAGGTGGTGAGGGTTCCGGAAAGTCCACACAAAGTAAGTTACTATATGAACATCTTTTATCACAAGGTATAGAGGCTATATTAACTCGTGAGATTGGTGGTACCAAAGAAGCTGAAGCTATGAGAGAGATAGTACTTCATTCTAAACTTGCCCCCACATCAGAACTGCTACTGATTATGGCGGCAAGATATGAACATGTGGACAATGTCATTCTACCAGCTCTTAATTCAGGTAAATGGGTAATATGCGATAGGTTTATCGATTCTACGGCCTGTTATCATGGGAGGTTAGGATTTGGCGTGGCTTATACACTTCATAATATGTTTATTCCTTTAAAATTAATTCCTCATTTGACCTTTTTTATAGACGTCCCTGTTGAAATAGGATTGCAAAGAGCTTTAGAGAGAGGTGGTAATAATAAATTTGAAGATAAGGGGATAGATTTCCATCGTCAAGTACATGTGAATTACGAATCAGTAGCGGAATGTTTTTCAGAAAGGATTGTTAGAATCGATGCTAATAATTTAAGTATTAATGAAGTACATAATAAAGTCATTGAAAAGATAAATGTGTTAAAATAAACTTTACATATTTACTTTCTTAAATTATATTCTTGTAAGCAGAATAAGATACTCCCCCATTATGTGACTAAAGTATTCTCCGCATATAAATATTTTACATAATATATTCATTTGATTTGATTTGGTTTTTTAGCTTGTATCTTATTCTGCTCATTTCAGGATGGGTTGATTACGTTTTAAACACGTCTGATTCATTCAGAAACCTAAATTAAAATAGATATTATGTTTAAATCGTACGCTATAATTGAGAAAGCAGTAGAAGATGGTGTTTATAAGGGCTATAGACGTGCTTATAAGAACAATGATGAACCGGATGAGGATGACGTCCAAGACTATATATGTATAGCAGTAATGGATGCTTTAGATAAAGTTATGAAATTTAAAGATGAAGAATAAATCACCCTTCATCTTTAAATTTATTGCAATAATCTGTGAGGATTTTTAATAGATGAGCATTAACGGTGCTGTTTTTTGATCTAGCATCTTCTTTCAATTTAAGTACTAATTCTGTAGGACATTGCCACACATATGGCATTTTCCCATTCCTATAATAATTTTTCATATTTTACTTCTTATTGAAATATTCTTTCAAGATTCTAATTACTAGAGAATTTACAGATCTGGTATCCTCTTTGGCTATCTTTTTTAATTTAAGCATTAATTCTTTTGGAACATTACATCTACATCGTAATGTGTCTTTTTTATTTTTTCTTTCTTTTAATTCCATATCTACTTAGATCAATAAGATTATCAACTCGCTGATTTTTTATAATGATCTCTGACAATTTTTATTAATTGAGAACTAACTGATCTATCTTCTGCTTTAGCTTTTTCTTTTAATAATTCTATTATTTCTGTAGAAGTACTTCCTTGAAATTTGATTTTGCCATTTTCACGATATTTTTTCATATTCTTTCCTTTAATTCATTCTTAAAATATTCTTTCAAGATTCTACCCACTAGAGAAGCTACAGATCTATCGTCAGCTTTAGCATCTTCTCTTAACTTAAGCATTAATTCTGCTGGCATGTCTGCTCCATATTTTAAAGTTTCTTCTTTATTCTCAATATTTCTGATTTGCATATTTACCCTCCACTTTGCTATTAAATTAAAATTATCTCTATTGGAATGTTATTTTCATGTATTAATTTTTAAAAAATAACATGATGCAACAGTAAAAGTCAATATTAAAAAATATAAATTATTTATTTTTATTAGAAAATACAAATTATTATCTACTTATGTAGTACTTTTCCTTCACTTATATTTTGTCTCCTGAGCTAACCTTGATTTTACAAAATACTTCATATTTTGTACTATGAGAAAATAAATTTTAATTAACTGGAAATTTATGTCATTTAATACAGTGAACCGATATCACCCAATGGGAAATAAATAATAAAAATATCTTTTTTACTGTTGACATTGAAATAATTATCCTATATATTATACTTCCAATTCAATAAACAACCCGCGGTTTCCATACTATAGATTATAGAATTGGATTAATTCTTAAAAAGAGGTAAAATGATTAATTATTTGACTAAAAACGAAGCTCAAGAGATATTTCTTGAATCTTTCTATATATACAAAGATCATGAATTGTCCCAAAGAGTATTAAACGAATATAAAGAACTATTAAACAGGTAGCATATGAATAATCTTGGAACTTATAACGGAGATAATATTTCTCACGACGGAGTTGTGTATTTTGACTGGAAAGATAACGAATACAAAGTAAGGTTTTTAGTCAATGACTTCCATCCTATTGAAACTAAAACACCTAATGGAGGAGTTGTGTATTTTGACTGGAAAGATAACGAATACAAAGTAAGGTTTTTAAAAGATAAGCAATATAGGAAAAATTCCTACAAACATGAGTTATATATATTGACTCTTTTGGTAATGATTCTTTTATGCATATGGCTTTGACACATGAAGATATCATACTCTCGGAAAGAAACTAAGAATCTAGGTAACTATGAAAGTCTTTCAGTAGAAATATCGATGGAAGACTACATTAGCCCAGAGGATTTAACAGCTGAAGAAGGGTTTAATAGAATACGTTCTTTTGTTTTAGATAAGTTTAAGGACGAATTCAATAAACCTAAGATAACTCATGATATCGTTAAGAATAAGGTGATAAGCTTTTGTTGTAACGATATGGAGAAAAAAGACTGTATAGAAAAAGTATTACAAAACTATAATGCCAGTAAAATTAAAGAATTAACGGACACACAGTTAATTGAATTCAATAATAAATTAAATCAGATAATAGCAAATTATGGAAAATAAAAAGAAACCATTTTCAAGAGGGTTATATTCAGCGTCTAAAAATTTAGATGAAACTACTAAATTAAGGATATTTACAGTGGTTGTGATTATTCTAATGGTAATAGGTGCTACTATTGTAACTGGTAAACATGGTACTAAAAACATAAGCAACTCTTTATATTTATTAGGGAGATAGGTTGCTTAAACCAAATCAACAATTAAACAAGGTAAAAAAATGAAAATGAATGATAATAAACGTGCAGGAGCTTTAGAGGATCTAATAATAGGTCAAAAGATATATCAATTAAGAATAAGCAAAGGCATAACTGCTAGCGGTTTAGCAGCAATTTTAGGGGTGAGCGTACAACAATTAAATAAATATGAAAAGGGTATAAATAGAATATCATTAAAAAGCTTTTTAGCTTTTTCTCAAATACTTCGTCCTAATAAAATGTTAGCGATTTTTGAGGATATTATGAACGATGTAACTGACAAAAATGTAAATCCAGAATCAATTATGGCCCAAATGGAAAGTATACCTGTAAAAGTTGCGCAGAAATTAGTGAGGATGAAAATTAAGAAATGTCAGAAAGCAATAATAGACTTAATTAATGCGATAGATAATTCGCATATGAATATTGAGACAGATGATGTTGTAATGGAATCTGAGGGAGTTTGAAATAAGTAAGCTGTGAGTAGAAAAGATTATGTGATTGGCGGGGCAAGGTTTCTAAAGGATACATTTTGCTTATCGAAGGGTGGATTTTATAAGAGTGAAGGAGATGGTGATATTATTAAAGCGATAGAGGATAGGTTTACCTTAATAGATGACCACATAATTGAATATATGGATATGGATAATCCATCTGATTTAAAAGCTAAAGAATCTGTAATAGCGATTGAAATAGAGTATATCACTGACTGTCTGAAGCTTTTAAATAATAAGAACATAATAAATTAGGTAAAGTATGAGTAAAGATTTTATAGATGGTGTTACATACGTGAGAGAGGGGTTGTTCGAATTATTAATAGGGTTCAATGAAGATAGAGAAATGATTTTTGATGATAATGAGAAAGAGGTGCTTGATCCTGTTATAGATTCTCTTTCCAGGCTCATAAAGTATATGGATGAATATATAAATAATTTAAGAAAAGAACCGGATATAAATTCAACTGGTAACGCAATTTTTAAATTTAAAATTGATAGAGGGTTCAAAGACTTTAGAGATAAATCAGATTTTGTAGTTAATAAGTATATTGAAAAAGTAAAAAGGGAAAAATATGAATGAACAAAAGGTATAGGTATCAATATTCTTCTTATGAAGAAATGATAAGAAAAGTAATAGGGAATTAAATAATATGGAACATGCTAAATTAAGCGCTAGTGGCAGCCACCGCTGGATAAACTGTCCAGGTAGTGTTAAAGCTGAAGAAGGGTTACTTGAGATAACTACTTCATATGCAGAAGAAGGTATTCTTGCCCATACCTTAGCTTCTCATATGTTATCTGGATCACATGTTTTACTTAAAGATAATTGGGAGAAGAAATATCCCTTAGATCCAGAGATGTTTGATAATTTGAAAAAGTATACAGATTATGTTTTTAAATTAAAAAACTTATATGGTGGCATTACAAAGTCAAACTCTCCTTTATCATTATATGTCGAACAAAAAGTTGATTTCTCTGAAACAGTTCCTGGCGGTTTTGGAACTGCTGATGTTATTATTATCGCTAAGGATATTATTCATATCATTGATTTGAAATATGGTCAAGGCGTGAAGGTAGAGGCTGAGAATAATACCCAGTTATTGTTATATGCAATAGGAGCTCTTTCATTAACTAAAGAACCTATTGAACATATAATGATGCATATAGTGCAACCTCGCTTAGATCATATAAGCCATTGGGGAATTTCAATAAGTGAGTTGGATCAATGGAAAGGTTATCTGAAAGCTAAAGCTGAAATAGCCCTTCATCCTAATGCTCCTCGTATTCCTAGCGAAGATGCCTGTAGATGGTGTAAGGCAAAATCAGAATGTCCAGCTTTATATAATTTTACGAAAGATGTTTTAGATACTGCCAATTCTAATGATAAGTTATCTCCAGAACAAATTAAGACGTTACTTGACAACCAAAAGTTACTTGTTAATTTTTTAACAAGTGTGGAGCAAAAAGCCTATAGAGATATACTCGATGGGAAAGAAATCCTAGGTTATAAGCTAGTTCCAGGGCGTAATATTCGTAAATTAAAATCAGATTCTGAGAAGAAAATTATTGAACTTCTGGGTGAAAAAGCCTATAATAAATCACTAGTCGGAATTATGCAATTGGAGAAATTATTAGGTGATGAATTAGCATCATTAGTGACTATTGAAAGTTGCAAACCCGTATTAGTGAAAGAAAGTGATAAGAGAGAAGCTATTATCAGGGAGGATCTATGGTTTGAACCTGTAACAGCCTAATCTTATCCATAATGATCAGATAATAAAAAAGGTACTAAAATGACTAACGCAACCAATAGAATTAAACTCAATAATGTAAGAATATCTTATCCTTCTTTATTTAAACCTAGGGCTTGGCAAAATGATCCTACTAAGCTTAGATATGAAGCTACCTTTATACTTGATAAAGTCGAACATGCTAAAGAAATCGGACTTATCAATAATCAGATAGACCTATTACTTTCAGCTAACAAAACAACTAGGGCTAAGATTAAACCTGATCATTTTTGTTTAAAGGACGGGGATCTGAATGATAAAGAAGAATATAAGAATGCCTTTACGATAAAGGCCAGGAATATTAAAAAGGTTCCGTTAGTAAATAAAGATGGTTCTACACCTATAACTGAAGAGAATAATCCTATTTATGGAGGATGTTTTGTAAGTGCTTATATAACATTATGGTTATATAACAAAATAAATACAGGGATTACTGCCACATTAGGACCTATTCAATTTAGAAAAGATGGTACAGCTTTCAATAATCAGGAAATGGACATGAGTGGAGCTTTTGATCCTGTTGCTGAAGAATATGTAGATATGTTTTAACAAATAATAAGAATACTTCAGTTGTATGAATAGAGCGTGCAACTGAAGTACCTTGGAAAATAACATAAAGTAATAAAATGACTCAAAGATATTATACAATAGAATTTAAATTAAAAGCAGTTAAAGCTTATCTCGATAATAAGGGTGAGCAGAATATAAGTGATGTGGCAAGAGATTTTGGAATCCCACGGAGTTGTATGAGTTCTTGGATTAATAAATATAAGACTCTACAAGAATTTCTTCCTAATACTGATCCTGAAACATTAGATAGCCTCAAAAAAGAAATAGAAGATTTAGATCAAGCAATGAAAGGTCTTAAGAAAGAACTTCAAATTGTGATTAATGCACGAGATACATTAAAGAAAGCTATCGATATTTTCTTTAAACTTGTCAACAATATAGACACCTAACATTTTTAAATGAAAGAAATATTCCTGGATACAGAATGTTATCCAAATTACTTTTTAATTTGTTTTAAATCAGATAAGATCACTAGGTTTTATGAGTTTACTTCAGAATTAAAACTAAATATTAATGAAGTACGTGGTATTATGGAAAATTTCATTACTATAGGCTTTAATTCAAAGAATTATGACCTACCAATGATAGTTTACGCTCTTAAAGGGGTTGATAACTTAGCGCTTAAGAAATTATCAGATGATATTATAACAGGTAAGAAACCATGGGAGTTATTAAGGAAATATAATTTAACAATTCCATCTTCTTGGGATCATATCGACATTATAGAACCTGCGCCATCAGTAAATACTGGTCTTAAAATGTATGGTGCACGTATGCATACTAAAACATTACAAGATCTTCCCATTGAACCCGATGCCTATATTGAAAAGCAACAATATGAGTTATTGAAACAATATTGTGAAAATGATGTTTCAATAACTATAGAACTTTATGAGAGGATACGAGATAGGATTTCATTACGTAAGACGATGGGGGATATTTATAACTTAGATCTCAGATCCAAATCAGATGCTCAAATTGCTGAAGCTGTGATTACATCAGTCCTAAAATGTGAAAATTCACTGAATAAAGTAGATACTAATAAACTTTATAAGTACTCCCCCCCTTCTTATATAAAATTTAGTACTAAAGAATTACAAAATCTTATTGAAGATTTACATGATTTTGTTGAGTTCAAATGTAAAGAAGATGGAAAACTTGATAAAGATTGTGAAATAGATGATCAAATTCATATCTTTGGAAAATTATTTTCAATAGGTATAGGGGGGCTTCATTCTAATGAAAAACATGAGTCAACTACTATTGAAGATGATGAGTTTTTATTAGATGTAGATGTTGTGAGTTATTATCCTAGTATCATAATAAACAATAGATATTATCCTGAGAATCTAGGGGAAAAATTCATTGAATTATATAAGAAGATTTATGATGAACGAATATTAGCTAAATTAAATAACAACAAGTTAAAAGCAGAAACTTACAAAATTATTTTAAATGGAGCTTTTGGTAAATTTGGTTCTAAATGGAGTGCTCTATATTCACCTTATTTATTACTTCATACTACATTAACAGGTCAACTGTCTTTATTGATGTTAATTGAGGTGTTAATGTCAAAAGGATTTGATGTGGTGTCTGCTAATACTGATGGAATAACTATAAAAGGAAAAAAGAATAAGTTATCTGACTTAGATACTTTACTTCTTGAATGGCAGGAGAAAACAGAATTTAAATTAGAAAAAACTAATTATAAGGCTATATACCATGAATCTGTAAATTCATATATTGCTCTTTTACAGAATAACGAAGTTAAATGTAAGGGATATTATGCCATGGAAGGATTAAATAAGAATCCTAATGTCCCTATTTGTATTGAAGCTATTATAAATTTTATCCGCTATGGGTTACCAATCGAAGATACTATACTTAATGGAAAAAATGACATAAGGAAATATCTGATTATCAGAAAAGTAACAGGGGGAGCTGTATATAAAGACCAATACTTAGGTAAAGTTATAAGATGGTATTATGGTTTAAATGGGGATGTCATAACTTATAAGAAAAATGGGAATAAAGTGCCAATGAGTGATGGTGCAATACCTTTAATGGTATTGCTAGATACTCCAGTACAGGATATAGATTTTCAGAAGTATATAGATATTAGTTACAAAATGTTGAAGAAACTAGGGGTGAAAGAATGATACCTTTACAAGAAATTTACTTATGGGTATTAGCCAACCGGAGGGGAAATGAGAGAGAAAAATATTGAACAGACTGTCGTTGATTACGCTAAGAGTAAAGGGATTTTAAGTTATAAATTTAATTCGCAAAGTGCTATAGGTGTCCCTGATAGAATATTTATGTGCGATGGTAATAAGATATTCTTTATAGAGTTTAAAAGCCCTGCAGGATCATTATCTACCATACAGAATTATATGATTAAAAAATTACGTGAAAAAGGATGTGTTGTCTATGTAGTAGATGACACAGAAAAAGGGAAAGAAATAATAGATGAAGCTTCACAACTACCAACTGAAAGCTGTTGATTTTATATTAGAAAAAAAGAAATGTGCGCTTTATTTAGGATTAGGATTAGGGAAAACTATAATTAGTCTTACAGCTTTAACTAAGATTAAAGCTAAGTCAACCAAACCTTTGAAAACTTTGATTATAGGCCCTTTGCGAGTGGTTAATAATGTATGGCATAATGAATTAGTAAAATGGAAACATACTAAAGATTTAACATATTCTATTATAACTGGTACAGAGAAAACTAGATCAACTGCTTTGAGTACTCCAGCGGATATTCACCTAATAAACAGAGAGAATATCAAATGGTTATATGAAAAAGGTGCTATTAAATGGGATCTAATAATAATAGATGAAAGTTCAAGTTTTAAAAATTCCAGCTCGCAAAGATTTAAATATCTAAAAAAGTTTCAGTATAATTATATGATTCAATTAACTGGGACCCCTGCCCCAAATGGACTTTTAGATTTATGGGCTCAGATATATCTATTAGATAAAGGCGAACGATTAGGGACTTCTATGTATTTTTATAAATATACATATTTTTTATCAGATCTTAAGGGTTATAACTTCACACCGATAAATCCTAAAGTTATTTATAACAGAATAGCAGATATAACTCTCTCAATGAAAAGCGAGGATTATGTTCAGCTCCCTCCAAGGATTGATGTTGTCACTAATGTGACTATTCCTAAATACAACCAATACAAAGAATTAGAGAAGAAATTTATAATAGAAATACAGGATAAGAATATAGTGGCGTTAAGTGCCTCCACCCTATCTAATAAATTGCTCCAATTTTGTAATGGGGCTATATATGACGAGAATGGCACTGTCGTTGAAGTGCACGATGCTAAATTAAGCGCTTTAGAAGACATTATAGAAGATTATCCTGATGAATCTATTCTAGTAGCTTATAACTATAAAAGTGACCTGGAAAGGCTCTTAAAACGTTTTAAACAGGCTGTTGTGATGGACAAAGCAGGTAATCTGATTAATGATTGGAATGATGGTAAGATAAAGTTGTTATTATGCCATCCAGCAAGTTGTGGTAAAGGGCTTAATCTACAAGCAGGTGGTAATATAATAGTATGGTTCGGATTAACTTGGAATCTAGAAGATTATATCCAGTTTAATGGAAGACTTCACAGACAGGGCCAAACTAAGCCTGTGGTAATAAACCATATTGTAGCATCAGGATGTATCGACGAGAAGCTTATGGGAATGTTAAATCAAAAAAACATATCTCAAGAGAATTTACTCAGTGCATTGAGATAATTTAATAAGAATACATGTATGAATGATATAATAACTACCCTGTCATTAAATTTCAGAATAGAACAAATGCTACTTTCTCAAGAGCTTTCTTATGGAAAAAATTGTATAAGAGCGGAAATTAAACCTAAAGATTATGATAAATTTAAATGGTCTGACGAATGTTATTGGGTAAAAGGATCTAAGTTCCCTTTCTTTTGGAAGACATTAGATCCCTATCAGAATCTACATAATTGGCCCTTTTGGAATAAATTATATAATACTCAAAATCAATATATTTCTCCTTGGACGTTATGGGGATAAAGACTTAAAAGGTTCATAAAACATTACCCCCATAACAATTTGAATATAAAATACTCTTTAGAAAAATCAAGAATAATATTATCAATAATTATTACTTGCTAATTCCCTCAATATTTGTTGCCCTCTATTTTCTTTCGCTGTCCAATCATTGTACATTTGATTCATAGCCCGTGTAATAAATGGCTCATTAACAGTACCATGCCGATTAGTCAGCGAAGGCATAAGCTGTGTATTTACAAGATTTTCTAACTCTGAATATCTTGTACGGTGAGGAGGATTAATAATTTCTTGCCATGTGCGCCCATATTGTGGGCCACTCAAATTATTAATAATCTCTTCTTGTTCTTGTCTTGCACTATGTATCTGATTCAACACACTCCGGTCAGCTTGATATGGTATACCTAGACTATAGGTATTAGGATGCTGGTACTTTATATTTGCCTGGTTCATTAAATAATTAGCAAACGCATTATTTGCATTATTCCTTTCTGCTCTTATTTGAGCGAGTTCTCTTTCTTTTGCCGCTCGCCTTTGTGGTGCTTCGGCTTCTAATCGTGCTCTTTGTGCTGCAGCTTCTGCTTCCGCCCGAGCTCTTTGCTCTGCTGCGTTTGCTGCTTGAGCTCGTTGTTGTTCTCTTTGCTCTGCTTCTAATTGTGCCCTTTGAGCAGCTTCTGCTTGAGCTCTCTGTTCAGCTTCCGCCTGTAAGCGCCTTTCCCTTTCGTAGAATTCTCTTTGGTTAACGAAATCTTTATTGGCTGTATCAGCATGAGGATTCGCAGCCTTATTCTCTTCGTTATATATTTGAGGATGCGAAAATAAAGAAGTTAAATCAGTTTGATAACTTTTAACCCTCTTACTTCGTTTCCCTTGTGGCATTTCTCCAGGGCCTCCAACGCCCCCACTGCCTAACTGAGCTTTCATTGATGGATTCCATTCATGATTAAGTTGTCTATACCAATTCTGTAAAGCATCGTTCTCTTGAGCTTGTTTGTTAGCTCTAGTGATCCAACCTCTTTTATTCAATTCGGCATTTTGTTTTAGAATATTATTAAACTCTTTTTCTCCAAGTTCGTTTATAGCATTATACCTATTTAAGTTATTCATTTCATTAGTTTTGAACTTTTCTAGATTTGTTTTGAGACCACTTAATACTACACCTTCTCTTTCACCTTGAATCTTACGTAAAATACCTCTCATAGCTTTTTCAGTTTGAGCTTTATGGGCCCCTGAACCATAAGTACCTAAACGCACATGTTTACCAGCTATTTTCTTACTCACATCTTTAAGTTTTTGTTTAGTCAAAAGATCAAGACGGCTCATTAAAGGTTCTAAATTAGCTGGTAAATTATCATAAGCTTTAGATGCTAAGTTTCTTCCTTTTAGAAACTCATTTTCCATAGCCTTTCTTTCATTATAATAATCATCTTTATATTTAGGACTAATCCGATTAGCTATATCAAAAGATGTCTTAGTATCTGGTTGTACACCTATAACACGTTCTCCAGGATAATTAGCATGTGGAAGATTATATGCATTTGTTATCTTTGCTATTCTTGCATTCTCTGCATTGACAATATCAGGATGCATTTCTTCTACATTAATACCTCTAATGGCCTTAGCGGCTTTGTTTATTCTTCTAAACGGAGCCGCTTGTTCTTCTTCAAATACATCTCTCGCTGCTTTATTTTTTAAATTCTCTAAAGCATGTTCTTGATTGCCAAACTCTTCTAATTGTTTGGTCAAACCTTCTTTTTTAGCAGTTTTAATTTTACCTGCTTTATCTAATGCTCCTGCAATGTGAATAGCACGTTTCCCTTCCAATAAGGCAAAATCATCACTTACATCTTTTAGATTTTTAGCACTTAAAGCCATTCCCCTTTCTATATCTTTGCCTATTTTACCTTTAAGTCTTTCTTTATTTTCAGGAGAATAGCCATAATTACGTGAGAATTGATTCTTCATTATTTTTGAAGCAATTCTACTAGAGTTACCACTTTTTCTAAGAATCTCAAGCAAGTTATTAGCTTGTTCTTCACTTAAGCCACCATTAGGTCGTTTAAGAACTTCTTCTATTTTATTTGCATATGCAGGAGACCTAGTTTGAGCCTCCTGACGCATTTTAATAGCATTTTGAGTCATCGCAGACATAGGAGAAGATATAGCACCTCTATAAGGTGCGTAATTAAGTCCTAATAAACGCGCTTGATCTGTATATAACCGCCTTTGGAGCTCTTCTTTATTTTTCATAATTAATTCTTATTTCCCCATATAATGAACTAAATTAGGTCTGATTTTAGGAGGAAGCCCTACTCTACCACCTTTGCTCTTACGAATGTTTTTCAATAATGCATCAAATCGTTTGGCACCTGCATCTGTATTACCATCTCCTGCATGAGCAACCACATCCGCAGGGATTACATATTCTCCATCAGATAATTTTGCTGGTATTTTATCATCTTGCCCATTTGTGTCCCCTCTAAATAAAAATCCTCCCATGGATGGATATTCTATTACTTCCTCTTCAAACATCATTCTTGGTACTGAACCCCCTCTTTTCATATGTAAAGGGGCGCCAGTAAAGTCAGGGGTGTTATAATAAGAGAACCATTTGCCAGTACGTTTATATTCTTCAGGATCATGGACCTTTCTATACATCGGAGCTATATCATATCTTTCTTCAGGTAAATATTGATTCCTATTAATTCTACGCTCCATTTGTCTATCAGAAAGTTTATCAGCTTCTCTCGCAGCTCGTTCTTCAGCAGTCATACGGAGAGCCTTCTCATATCTTTTTTGCTCATTAGCTAGCTCTTCAGGGCTTTTTTCTCTAGGTGGTTTTTGTTTTCCAGTAAAAGCCCCCCCTAACGCCGCTAAAGTTAATAGATTCTTGGGTTTAGTAACAAAATCACTCAACCCTCCTGTGAATTTATCAAGGAAACTTGTAGGAGCTGCTTCTTGAATTGCTGCCATTTGCATAGGTGGCATTCCTGCAGAAGGCATCATTCCTAAAGGCAATCCTGTATTAGCAGGCGATGGTAATGTAACTACAGGTGTCGCAAATTTATTTGCTGCTATTTTACTAGCTGATGGTATAGTACCACTAGCGCTCGCAGCAGGAGCGGGACTACCTGAACCAGAAACTAATTTCCCCAGTGCAGGGAATATAGCATTTCTAGAACCATAATTTGTTAAAGCTGCCCCGGCACCTTTCAAACCAACAGCATTTGCTGCTGATCCTGCCAAAGAACTAACTGTGGGAGCCAACATACCCATGGCTGCTCCGCGTAAAGCAGACTGGCCAAAATCCTTCCTCCCTCGTATTTTTGAACCTGCAACTCCCCCTAGGCCCCCTCCTATAATCCCTCCTAGGCCAGGGAAGAGCATATTCCCTCCTATTATTCCTACGACAGGGCCTGCTACAGATTTAAGCCATTTCCCGGGTCTATTGAAAAAGCCAAATTGAGGCAATCCTGTCACTGGATTTATTGTACCGCTGCCCCCCATTTGTTTAAGCATCATAGCCTCTAGAGGATTTATGTGGGCTAAAATAGTATCGTGCCCTTTACCCTGTTGTCTGATCATTTCAGCTAGAGCAGGATATGGATTATTTTTTTTACTAGAACCCTTTTTAACTCTGCCGCCACGAGCATATTCGGGTGTGGAAGTATTGTTCAATTGAGGTGTACTCAATGATGATTCTAGAGGGTAAAGATCATCTTCAGTAACTGCGCCAGCCATTGGCTGAGGCATTCTAGTAGTCACATTAGCAATATAAGGTGATTTTATATTTGGGTTAAAAGTTTGTTCAAAGTTTGTGTTAAAAGGTGAAATGCTCATATTTTTATTTCATGTTTAAGTTGATGTATCAGGTTTAACTCTATTGTTAGTATTATAATCATCGGCTAATATAATATATACTATTTTAGCCCAATCTTGCCAATTTCTGAAAGCTTCTTGTTTTTTACCATTCTTAATACCCAAGGGCGAAGGTATATTAGCCTTTTTAAAGTTCCCACTATCTGCTACTAATGTTCCCCAATCTTGCCATTTCTTTTCATCTCGTAATATCGGCAAATTATCATTTGGAAAGTCAGTTACTAAACATGCCGCCCAATAATTCAAAGATATATTATATGGCCAAATCACTTTAATCATTGACCATCTCCGATACCTAAGGTTAGCATTATATGCCCTAATTCAAAATTAGTTTCTGTACTATTAAACGTCAAAGTCATATGTCTTCCCTGATAAGCAATATCAATCTTAGCAAGACGTGGGTCATTAATATTAGAGGCTAATACAGGAGGGATTGGATATGCTATAGATGATACAACATTACTTTGAGCATATTGTCTTCCGTTAACTATTACCACCATATCAGGTATTGCTGACATTAAAGTAAAATCAGGTTCTATTGTAACTAAATATACCCAGCGATCTGTTCCAGTTAATTGCTTCATCGGATTAAATGCCGCCCAAGAAAATACAGGGGTGGTAAATGTAGATGGTATAGGATTAATATCAAAATTCAGACCATTAGGGACATATTCTACAATTCTAGATGGATCAGGAGTTAAATACTCAATTTCATGTCTAAATAAAGAATATGTGCCACTTGTAGGGTCAGTTAAAGATAGCCCATAACTTGCCATGAAACCAAAATCTTCTGAATATACAGCAGTAGATCGACTGATACTTGTATCATACCAAGCATTGTCTCTTATATTATAAACAAGAGCCCTACTATTTTGTCCAATAGGTATTTGTGGGTCTCTAAAAGAAGAATTTGATCTTTCAGGATAAAACCACCATATCTCTCCATACTTAGTATTTTTTACTCCCACAACTTGTTGACGTCTAGCCATATCAATATTATTGAAAAAGTAATCAAGATTAATAGTGTTAGCCAATTCTTGTACCACTCCATTATATTGAAAAAATCTATTTGTCCCTGGCCAGAAAAATAACCCGTCATATTCTACCACGCATCTAGTAGATAAGACTGAAGAGCTTTTTGAAATAGTATCAATTTGAAATTCTAATTCTCCATCAGCAGCCCCAGTATTTATACATCTTACCACTGAAGTTAATGTCCAGAATAAGATGGTAGGAGTATTAGTCCCTCCTCTTATTGCCTTAGCATCTATTACCTGGTCATTCGATATAGTAATACTCCGTGCAGCAGAATTAGAAAAATCAATTGGGTCTGATAGTTTACTCCATTGAACTAATCCATTAGCTCCATATACAAAAAGATAATTAGCTGCATATAACAGCCCGCTAAGACCTTTTAAATCAGGAGGATTGTCTATAGGCACAAGTTCTCCGGTAATAGGCCCTGCTATTAGTGTAGCATTTGCATTACTATTTATATTGGCCAAATTAACTGAATTAAGGTATACAATTAGTTTGTTATTATTTTGAATAATAATTTCAGATTGCCAAATACTATGTGGTGGGACTAAATCTGATATCTGTGCACGATTAACAGTAGTTAAATCTTGCTGCATTTCATATCTATGTATGCCATTTTCAATATTAGCCACATATACAAACATATTAGGATTATTGCCAGTAGAAGGTATAATAGTTATGTCAGAAGTAGTGTTATTGTTGTTAAGAACATTATCAATAATTCCTTTCATCGCGCCCATTTTACGAATGTGACCATTTTTGAATCGCACCCATTGGCCGTCAGTGCAATAATCAGATTGAAATATTGTACCGTCCCTTAAAATCCCAGGTTTATATGAAAGGGGATAAATATTGTAAGCCATTTACTAATTTTTATCCCTCACACTATAACGATCTGTATAACGCTCTTTTGTATCTTTATTAGTTGCTTGCACAGCTCTATTATAAAATGATTCAAAAACAGGTATACGCTCATCTGATTTTAAAAAAGGAATAGCTTCTACCATGCACGCATATAATAATAAGTTAGGGTATTTATCTGTCAAAAAATTCCTACTATTATTAGCATCAAAAACTGGAGGGAAACTTACATATTTAAATATATATGGATAATTTTGATCAGGTGTTGCTGCTAAATAAATGAGAGAATTTCCAGCGTCATTTTGTGGAACTTCAAGATCAGCAGAATAAAAAGTAGGAGCTGCTCTTAAAGATCTATCAGGCCAATAGGTTATACAAAACTCATAACTTCTTTCTAATAGAATGGTTGAATTGCTATTATTAAAATATTGTAGACTTATCGATTCTTTATAATCCACTGGTTTATCGATAGCTGGATTACCTGCAATCATATTGTCACCTATAGACTTTTGAAAACCAATAGTTTTAACCTCGCTATAAATACGACTCATAGCTTGATTTATTATTTGAGGTATGGCTGCAACAAAATTAGGCTCATTTCTATTGGCATAGTTTAATATTTGTTGTGTTAAACTATTGTAATCCATTGTCTTCTCGGCTTCCTCTTACAATTGAATTGGGAATAGTAGATATTCCTGGTATAGGGTTATAAAAATCGTTAAAGCCTTTAATATCATATTGTTTAGTCATTAGTTTTTTAAAAGAATTGGGGTTTAATAAAACATCTTCAAGAATATTATCATAAGGTTTATTTTTTATTTTATTAAATGCATTACCTATAGTGTCTAAGATTAATTCACCAGTTTGTCCTGTACCAGAAAATTTAGCAGCTCCCTTTTTAACCACTCCGTTTAAAAAGCCAAGGGAATTATTAAATTCGTTATCCACTTTCAATTTCTGATGAGTATCTGAACCACTAACCTTACCCATTCCTTCTAGTTTGCTTCGTTTTTCCAGCGTATCTAAGAATTGATGTAATTTTTGTCTTTCTTTATTGTTAAAAATTACATTGATCTTTTCTTTGTTATATTTATTATCTAAAAACTTTTTAGCCTTATCATATGAGAAATTACCAGATTGTAATTTACTTGTTTCCAGTAACTTATCGGTATATACACCTTTAATTAAATCTAATAGTTCTTTGTCATTTTTAGATTTATTCACCAAAATTTTAGTATTATTTAGATCAGCTCCAAGTATCATTGATGGTATCTTTTCAGATGGAACTACAAAGCCTTCTAATTTATTGACATCTTTATTTTGTTTGACAAAATTATTGAGTAAAGATGAAGTCTCGATATCATTAATAGGCTTAGAAAGTCTTTTATATTCTTGTCTGTGCTTTAGCCCTAGCGGATGTTTACCTAAATCTTCTTCATATGCTTTTTTTATTGAACCATACTTACGTGCAGCATTTGTTTCTCCAGTTCTGGCAAACGCATTTACTTTATCTCCCAGTTCTTGAATCGTATTTTCAATTTGAATAGGCCTTGGTAAAGTTGAAGATTCAAGTGCAGATATTTCTTGTGTAATAGGCCCTTTCAATTGTTCTAATGCTTTTGGGCTCAAATCCTTGTATTCTTTATCAATAGATTTTAATTTACCACGTAAATCTTTAATCTTTTCAACATCCACACTATTAATTTGATTCCGCTCTAAGTTTTTTAAATAACGTTCTAATTGTGCTTTATTACCAGGGGAGCTTACTTCTAATTCTTTTAATAATAAAGAACGAGCTGTAGTAGGGTTTATACCACCTTGAACTGCTTCTAATTCTTGATATAAGGGCTCTGTTAATTTATGACGTCTTTGTTTTTTATTACTCAATTTTTGAACAAAAGGATTGCGAATAGCTTCTCCTTTAGCACTTTCTTCAATTCCTGTAGTCCCAAGTTTCTCTAAAGCTTCTTTCAATTTACGATCATTTTCAGCAAAACGAGCTGGAATTGAAGGTGTGTTAGTCTGAGTTCTGTATAATCTAGATAATCCTACATTCTGAGCTAATTCAGGTGTTGTAGGTTGTATATTAACAGGTTTCTTTTGCCTTTTATATTTCTGTATGTTTTCCAGAATCTCAGGGACATTCTCCTCACCTATTTGCTTTTTTAAAGCATTTGCAACTTTCTGCTCAGTTTTTAAATTCCTATGTTCTCTAGTAAATGAATTGAGAAGGTTTCTGCCTCCCCCTAACGCTGCTGGTATAGATAATGATGAGCTGATATCAGCAACAACTGGATTAACTCCTAAAGCTTGAGCCCCCCCACTGACTGTACCAATTGTAGCTCCAGTAGCAGCAGATTTAGCTGTATTAGCAAGTTTTGAACCTTTACCAAGAAGACCAAAAGGACCCATTCCACCAGCAAACTCTCCGGCGTGAGCTATTATTTTTTGAGTAGGGCTACTAGGTTTTGGGGTTAAATCAACTCCTGTTACTTTTTTAATACCACTCTTAACAGCATTTGAAACAATATTAGGTGGAATGGCATTAATGTAATCAGCACCAGGTAATTTACTTTGTGGCCTTCCTCTAGCCCAGTTATATGCTTTCCCACCAAGGCCATATAATCCATAATCTGGATCTATAGCAAGAGTAGTGAGTGCTTGAGGTAAATCTAAATTAGACAGAACCCCTGAAGCTACTGATTTAGCTATCAGTTCTTTATTTGACTGAAGTTCTTTCTTATTATCATTTTTTTTATATTTCTCATAACCCCGTGGTTGCTGAACAATATCAGTAGCAGTCCCCACCCTATATTTGTCATAAGATTTAGTCATTAGCTACCATCTCAAAACCATCTTCTATAGCATCCCTAAGGGCACCCTCATCTGTGGCGGGTATTTCTATTGTTATACCCTCTCTATTTCGCAACATAACTTTTTGATCAATTTCTTCTAAATGATCAATTGGCGTAGGATTATCTGATTTTTCTTTTATATTTTTAGGTTCCATCATATTTTCAAAATCATGTACTTGAGATGGATCTAATCTTACCCCATATTTGAGACTTGCATTAGCTGCTTTATAGTTATTTTCTATTTCTTCTTTAAAACTTTTTAGCTTAGACTCAAATTTTTCAGGATTATCAGTTTTTAAATTAGGATAAATATTTTGTTTTTCAAAATATTTAATTAATGCAGGTCCCATTACTCCTCCGCCTTTAAGTGCTCTCTCTGAACTAATAACAAATTTATTCAATTTACTATTTAAAGTTTCTAAATCAGAATTTTCTGTACGTGCCGCTTTATTGCCAAATCTACCTAATAAACCTTTGACTGGATTAACTGCCCCGCTATAAGGGCCCATAGGGTCAATAATATTGTCTTTATAGTCATGTCTAAATTTATTATAACTTTTTTCCAATTCGTTTATTTCATGTAAAACTGCCCCAAGAGCCTTTTTATCTTTAATATAAAGATTTAATTCTTGCTTACTTTGAATTGGATCAAACTTACCTAAAGGCGTATTGTCTTGTTCTATATTACCTGAATCATTAAATTCCCCTTGTGAGCGATCATAACGTTCAGCCATTAAATCATGATACCTTTGTTGTTCAGCTAATTTCCTTTCAGTAATATCTCTTTGCCATGCCTTTTCTTCCAATTGCTGCTGACGATTTTGTTTGGCAATATCATAAGCTAACATCTGATTAGCAAGAGCATTGTTTTCCTTTAATGCTTTTTCCTCATAATCATCATGAGCTACTATAGCAGGCATTAATGCTCTTGAAACATCTCCGAAATTGTTCCAAAAACCTTTTCTGACTGGTTGTTGCGCTATATTATTACCAAACTCAAGTAAAGAACGTCTGAAAGCCTTATTTTGCTGTTTTTCAGTCATACCCATAGATTCACGTGCAGATTCTATAGCCTTTCTAATCCCTGCATCAAAAGGATTAGAAAGGCTTTGTTGTTGAGAATTTTCTTGAGCTTGTTGAATGTAATTAGAAAAAACAGGATCCATAAATTATTCCACTGTCACGTTTTCAGTTGTGATTTGTATTTTAGCGAATTTGCAAGCACTTAAGCATGTTAAAACTATTATTATGCCAAATAATAAAACTAATGTTTTCATGTTTACCTCATATAGCTGCCCACGCGCCGTTTATATATCCTCTTAATGTATTATTAGTTGTATTATAATATACAAATCCATTAACCTGATTAGCTGCTACTTCTACGGCTGCAGCTGTTCCAGAAGGGTATATAAATGGCACCCCTGAAGTTAGACCTATACCTGTAGCTGTCACAGGACTAGCATTTATATTCAACCAGGTATTTTGTGCATTATAAATTTGATAAGTACCTGTAGTATTATTAAAAATAATAACGCCTGATCTAAGTTCATTTGGGTTAATCATAGCTATTTGAGCAGCAGTTAATGAGGGCACATAAAACCCTTGTATTTGTGTTGGATCTAATGGTTCAATCATCAATCCTGTTAATGTCGTTATATCTAATTCTGTACTTGCCATATTTTCCTCTTAAATTGATGTTGAAACTAATTTATATATTAAGTCCCTAATATATTACCTACTACCATGTAGTTCCAAAAATAGTCCGTTGAAGCTGCTAAAGGTGTATTACTGGATCCCATTATAAATAAATTGCTACCTCCTCCAACGCTAATATAAGTTTTACTAGTAGTCTCATATTGTGCTGTAGTCACAGAACCTGGGGACATTACTACACTCCAATCGCCTGTCAAATAAGGTAACAAATCACTTGGTATTGTAAAAGTAGCAATAACTCCTAAAGCAGGACTTGTCCCTGTATGCAACTTAATTTTTCCTCCTAAAACTGACCCTGTAATAGTAAAAACCGCCCCTGTACCAGCGCCTACATCTGCTGATGCAGTGATAGGTGATGCTCCTAATAAGTTTGTCACACCGTAAAGTAATTCCTCTATACGAGCTATACGTGTTCCAAAATCATTAGCATTAATCATGAAACCACTGCAATTATTAAACAAAAAAGTCCCAGTTGATGTGATAGTCCCTGGAGTAGTGAGATTTTGAAGTTGTGTACTACCATCTATTAGTACATTACCAATAACTCCTAAGCTACCAGCAGTGAGAGCTCCGTTTACTCCAAAATCCCCACTGACACCGCCTGTAGTAAGGTCCGCCGCTCCATCTACTATAATATTCCCCTCTACGTGAGTAGTACTGCCTTGAAGTACTGTATTTCCTTGAACAGTTAACATACCAGTTACGCCCAATGTTCCCGTGGCGGTGGTGCTATTTACATTTAAATTGTCAGTATTAATAGTATGTGCATTGGTAATAGTATTAGATGTAATACTATCAAAAGCGCCAAAACTACTTGCTGTAATAGATACGCAAGTGATATTGGTTAAATTCAGATCACTTCCTTCTGTTAAAATCGGTATCCAATGCCCTGCAGCTGAGTAAGTCATTAACTCCTCAGTATCAAGATCAAATACAACTCCCCCCTTCATATCATCATCAGGAGTAAGTGCATTCAATTGGGCATTAGTTACTTGAGGTGTATACATCCCTACAAAAGGATTGCTAGGATCATTTACAAATGCAACAGAAGTAAACCTTGTTATAGGTGAATTAGGGTCGATGGTAGCCATGGGATTGATAATATTAAATTAATTACATTTTATTATACCATATAACGGATTAGAAAATAATTAATTTTTTAATTATTCAGTAATTAACTCATAGGCAGCTCATTCAATTGGACATAGTTGACGTCACAATCAAATACTTGTGTATAACCATTAGAAAAACATCTAAGACTATCACTTACATAAGGTGTCACATTATATTCTAAATGAATTACTCCTGTAATATCTATAATATCTTTTGTGGTATAAGGGGCTATTTCTAATTCATTAATTAGAAATATTGAATTAGGAGTATATAATATGAATAATATAGGACTTGTACCTATTGCTGTAACAGTGGTATTTTGCAGCCAGGTAGTATTTTTATTAAGAGTGCCATTTAATACGGCCACTAAATCTCCTACCTGAATTTTATTTATATTATTATAATCTGACGCTCTAGTCAGAACCCAAGGGATCGAATTGTTCCCTACAGTAGTAAGTATATAAATACCATTCTGAAAACTTATCGCTTGATCTTTAATGAGAATTCGTGAATTTAAAGGAGGAGTTACCCCATCAATACTAAAAGCTGTAAGAGTCGGGGCATTATTAGTCAATGTAGCCCCAACTCCAGAAGATCCATTATCATAAATAACATTGCTTAAATTTACTGTAGAGGCTACATAACAAGAATTTTCCAACATCAACCCCTCAGTTCTAACTTTTTGTAAATTAAACCTAATAGGGGCTGCACCACGATTACAAATATTAATGTCTGTAATCCATAATACATTAGTATTAGCATTGACAATAGTTCTAGCAGTATTATTAATACTGGAGAATATATTACTTGGATAATTTACAAATATTCCCATTAATTATTCAAATCTTCTTGCCTCATCTAATGTTTTAAAATCATAGTTCTTAATTCCCTAACATTATTTTCAATATTAGAAAATAATCCATCCAATGTATTTGATAGCTTTTCAAGTTCAACTGTATTAATTTCATCCATTGAATTTTTAGATATTATTGGTAAAACTGTAGGTATGATTTGAAGGGCGTATTGCCAGTCTATAGTCACCCCATTCATTAATTCAGTTCTTTTTTTTGATTCATTTATTTTATCTTGAATATCCATATAACCTCATATTTGCTTATTCATTAATAATATAACCTTTATTAATATTTTTTTCAATTACCAATCACATGATAATTAAATGTATAAACTGTTGAATTAGATAAAACCGCATTACATCTTATTGTGAATGAAGAGGTAGTTGTATTTATTACATATAAAGGTAACCCGGCAGCAGTTAAACTTGCAGGAGTTATTAATACAACAAAACTACTTGATGGCATCGCAGAAGCAAATGTAACAGTTAATACAGGATTATTAGTTCCCGCAATAGTAATGCCGGTGCCAGTAGTTAAAGTAACTGCCCCCCCTAGTTCGGAACCAAAAATACTTATAGTACGACCTGTTCCTGTCACAGTAGTAACTCCCGCAGTAGCTGTAGCGGCTGTACTACCAATTATTCTTTGTGTACGTATAGCACCAAATACATCCAGAGGGTAAGAAGGGGTGCCCTTTATACCAACCATACCTGTAGAAGGAGATGGAATAAGTAAAAGGTTACCACTTCCGTCTGGTGCTATAGAAATATTCCCGTTGACATTAGTGCTGATTATGGAATTACCGATTAATTCCATATTCCCCGCTTGCAAAAAAGTAGAGATTATAACAGTACTTGGTAAAGATAGAGTTACAGCCCCTGAAACTGTATTAGCTGTAATCTGATTTGCAGTACCTGACACAGAATTAATAACACCAGCTCCTATTGCTGCCTGCATAGTTTGAAGATTAACAGCGTCTAGAGAATTTACAGGATTGGCTAAATTAATAATTCTATGATTATTAATATTCACATTACCTGTCCCATTAGGATTAAGAATAATATCTCCGTTAGTATTATTACTCTGTAATGTATTGCCAATTAATTCTAAATTCCCAGCAGTTAATGATGTAGATATTATTACCGATGATGGTAATGAGATTGTTGAAATATTTGAAACAGTATTAACAGTAATCTGATTGGTTGTTCCAACAATAAGTATTGCACTAAGCGCACCATTTAATGTTTGTAAATTAACAGCATCTAATGCACCTACAGGATTAGCTACATTTAAAATTCTATGGTTATTAACATCAACATTACCTGTCCCATTAGGATTTAAAATTATATTACCATTAGTATTTGTACTAAGTATCGTATTACCAACTGCCGACAAATTAGCGACAGTTAGTGATGTGGAAATTATAACATCTGTGGGTAAAGATAATGTTACAGCACCTGAAATCGTATTAGCTACAATTTGATTTGCCGTACCTGTAACAGAACTAATCGCTCCAGCAGCTATCGCCGCATTCATTGATTGTAGATTTACGGCATCTAATGGATTAGTTGGATTGGCTAAATTAAAAATCTTGTGACCATTTAAATTAACATCAGCTACAGCCAATGGAATCTGATCTAATGTTCTACTAGCTAGATTATTTACTTGAGATTCTAGCCCTGCTACTGTAGCACCTAAAGCTGTCACAGTTATGCCTATACCAGTGACAGTGACAGTAAGGGCCCCTACTGATGTTGCAATAGCCTGCACTTCTATTGTTAAAAGCCCTAAAGCAGTATCAAGAGCCCCTACTTGTAATTGTAATGCACCTATTTGAACTCCTAGTTGTCCAATAGTAGTCTGTAAACCAATAATAGCATTTTCAGCATTAGATATTCTAGTTGTTAAAATATCTACCCTTCCTTCCAATGTAGTGAGATCATCTACTTCTATGGGGCGATTATTAATATCACCTCTCCATATACGTTTATACGTAAGACTGAGTAAAGGTGATATTATATCACTAGCTATTATTTGCCCTGGATTTGCAGGATCTCCTATAAAAATTTGCCCTGGGTTAAGGCCTATTTCATTCGGAACCGCATCACCATCCCCTGGAGGTATGCCAGGGGCACTCCAATTTAAACTACCTACTACATGGACATAAGGGAACGTATTGTCAATTGTAATGACAGGAGGAATATAATTAATCGTGCCAATCCACATTTTACCTTTACTTAAATGGGGCATATTACTCATATCAATTCTTTGTGTAATAGAAGGTTGCCCTACTTGTGTTGGGCTTGTAACACTAAATTGCCCTGTATATAAATTATAAAGACCTAAATTATTTAATGGATTGGCTGAGAGAAAACTAGGTAGATTATCTAAAGTTACTCTCTGTTGTGGAACAGGTCTATTAGTTATATCACCTATCCATATATTTTTATAAGGAAGATCTGGTAAATCACCGATTGGTATTAAGGTGTTAATAGTTACAACACCATCAGTATTATATAAATACCCATTTGGTAGATTAAATAAAACTTGAGCATTTGGTAATTCATCATTAGGGTGACCAATAACAATATCCCCTTTAACTAAAGTATTATATCTTTTTCTAAGAGCTATTAGATCGAGCCTTATATCAATTAAAATAGGAGATGGAATAGCAATTCCATTCTTATTCCCGACCAAGACATAATTAAAATCAGCCAGTATTCTTCCAGTAACTGGGGAAATAAAATTATGTAAAACATCAAATTGTTCATACTTTAAGTTCATGCTGTCAAATGCCCTAAAAAGACTGATATATTTTCTATATCATCATTATAAGTTTGATTAGCCAATTCTTCGTAATATGACAAAATCTCAGGAGAAGTGTTATCTAAAGCAGGATCAAGAGTAAGATCAAGAGGGGGTTGAAATCTATAATAATATAATTGATCTAATGTGTAATTAGATTCAAGGAATAAAGATTCAGCGGCAGCTTCTTGCGCTCCTGTAGAGGCTATACTAAATAATTCAAATAAAAAACTAATAGTATCAAAATCAATGTCACCAACTTGTAAATCTAACATTTTGTTTTGTAAATTATTTAGATTTTTAACAGAATGTCCCATTTTTTGAACTACCATTCTAAGAGTAGTGCCAGGGGCATATCTTTTTTTATCTTTTTCAAATGTTGTTTTATTTACTAAAACTGGATCATTATCAAAACCATATTCTCCACCCCCTGTACCTAAAGATAATATACAAAATCTACTAGAATTAGGCTTAGTCATTTTCCCCAATGTGTAGCCTAATTGAGACGGATTATTTTGATATATCCCTCCATCAAAAAAAAGCCCATTAAGTTTAGTATTAATTGGACTTGTCAATTCGATTGGAGGTAAATAAACAGGTGCAGCAGATGTAGCTAAAGCCACATTGCTTATCAATTCATCCTGACCACTGAACGCTGGATTAGCTAAATTTGAACATAAAACAAATGTTTTAGTTGTATATTCAAAAGTAGGAATAATTACATTTGATCTAACATCTTGCATTGTTTTATCTAAAAATAATGTTTCAGTAAGAGTTTTAAGTAATCCCGAGCCATAAGCATTAGCAAAAGATCCAGACGAATTGTAAAATGGTATATTTGTGATAATAAGTGCTACTTTTTCAATAGAATTCGGACGCACTGAGGGAACTATTGGAGGTATTACCACTGGAGGAAATACATTACTCCCCAAAGTAAAAAGATAAGGTCCTTGCTCAGTGAAAAACGGCAAAAGGTCCTCGGGGCGCTTGCCCGTAGCAAAAGCCAAAGCCATTATTCCCCCCACAGATGTCCCACAAATTACATCAAATTGTTGCGCTAAGGTGGTAGGATCAATACCCCATTGTTGAACGAAACGATTAAAAAAGGTCAAAGATAAATAACCTCTTTCTCCTCCTCCATCTAATTCTAATATTCTGACAGTATTTACATCACTCATTGAAAACTCACCTTTTTTAATTGCGCAATAAGTGCTTTATACGGAGGCACAGGGTTCGGATCTTGCCACCCAGGGATAGTATCATTAGAATAGGGCAAAACGTAAGCAGGAGGCCCAAAAGGGCTAGCATTATCATCAAAAAAACTGTCATCTTCTAACTCTATTAAAATTTCAGGGAATTGCGTTACCAGTGGACTTTCAGGATCAGTATAAGGTAACGGAGGTCTAGAATTCTTTATAGGTTTTGGATCATCTTTAATCAAAGGAGGTCTATTTTGTTCATTTGGAACATCCAAATATGGTTTACCCACTAAAAATCCTGTCCAAACAAGATTGTTGCCTCTCCATTCCATTTGACGGTATAAATCTTTATGATTAAATGTAAGTCCACTTTCATCACATTGACCCAGAGCTGAAGGGTTCTTAGGATCAATCGTTACATATTTACCTTTCCATTTATTACACCAACTCATTTATGAAATATCTCCTAAAACAGTGATGCTAGTACTTTCTGAATCTTCAGTTGTAGCAATAATAAATGCTTGCTGATATTTATTTTCGAACATATCAGCAAGCTGAGGATTAAATTTTACAGCCAATGACCAGCTTAAGCCCCAAATGAGTGCAGGATAAAATTTAGCTGGTATTTCAATAGTATCTGAATATAAACCAACATCTTGCATCATTTTCTTATAAGAATAAAATATACAATTATATTGAGGAGCAGCTGTAGGCCATATATTTAATATAGGTGTAATTTTCCTGTCTAAATAATAAACTGTGGGCCTGCTTTGTAAGTATTTATTGGGGTATGTATTATACTCATATCTGCTTACATTTGATATCGTATAATCATAAGTATTATTATTGAAAAATATCTCCTGAATATCTAATGTAGCTCCTCCAATTTCCCTGATTCTATAAGCTCTTCCTGCAACAGGAGTAGGAATATCAAACCAAGTATTAACTCCTGCTGTAAATACTTGAGCAGGGATTGTTAACAAAGTAGTCCAAGAATTTAAAACAGTAGGATCTGCAGGACAACTTTCTACTACTAATGTATATAAAGTTGTTGAATTTGATTGAATACCGATAAAAGTAATGGTTTCAGTGTTATTTGCACCATAATCGTATGATATATTACCGTCGGGAACAGTTTGAGTGCAAGCAGTACTATTAATACCATCAAAAGCATTATTAGCATTTCCCCCACCTTGTCCATCATACGTATTACCTGTATTGGTTTGTGCATTTCCATTTAATTGGCGTGCAGAAGTTCTCAAATTAACCTGAATTATATTAAGATGATTAGTTGGCAGAATATATTGCCTTTGTCCTGGTACTAATGCTAAATATGCTTCTTGGAGTGTCCATAAATTAACCGTTTTTTCCATCCACTCAAGAAGCAATAAATTTATACTTCTTTTAGCTGACTCTAATTTAAGGGTATCTATAAATTCTCCAGAAAGCCCTATTCTTTCAAATGCTTCTCTAATTAAGATTTCAACTTGAATCGATTGAAAATTGTAAGTCCCAGAAGTAGGAAGCATTTGATAAAACTCATTTGATTATTTTTTATGTTTGAAACTTCTTAAGGTTGCAGCAAGAACTGCCCTTCTTCTTATAGAAGGATCACGAGAATGTTCAGCCTTAGCTAATTTCTTTTCTGGTATTTTTTCACCCATAGGGACTTTTAATTCCCTATGTAAAGCACCTTTGTTCGAAGGATTTATTGCAGACTGAATCCATCTATTGTCTTCAGAAGAATCTTCGCGAGAACGTCTAGTATGTACTTCCCCACCTTTTGCCATACGACATTTTTTATGCATCTGATCTTTCAATGACCTATTAAGCATGATATTTACCTCTTAAAATTGTAAAAATTCCATTGTTAAAGTAGAACTGGCATTAGCTGAAGTAACTGATACTAATATATCTGCACAAACATCATTTTTCTGTAATATCTGAGTTACATTAGAATAAGGACCATTGACCGATATCAACGAAGAATCTGCTATCAATGCCGAATATGTTTCGGCATTCCCTGTCAAATCAACCAATGACTGGTATACTTGATATGTAGCACCGTTACTAGCTTCTGTAGAAAATCCTAAGGCATAAGCACTACTTGGAGTAGTGACAGAGAATGAATTGGGAATAATTCTATTTATTATAGGAAAATATCCAGTCAAACCTGTTCCTACTTTTATCCCATTTACTGCCATGTTAACCGATATAGATGATATAATGTCAAACACATCAGTTGTATAGACAGTATTGTTATTAGGACCTGCTATTGTACTACTTATTACAGTATTATTCTGTACACCAAAAATAGTAAATGTCGCAGTACTCAAATTGTTAACTGAAGTCAGACTAACATTTCTAGCAAATCCTTGCGTAGTAAAATTAATAGTGGAAGTCGTGGGATTGAAATATGTACCATTTAATGATAAATTTCCTGCAGCACCCAAAGTTTGTGTAAGAGAAACTGCCTGTAAATCCTGAGCTGCCCAATATTTTTGTATATATGTAGCCATAATGCCTAGATCAATTGTAAAAATGTTAAAGTAGTAGTATTACCTAAAGTGGAAGTCGAACCTGTCAGTTTGATAAGTAAGGATGTCACTAAAGTATTATTATTGGGATACATATAAAATGCTTCATTCCCGAAAGCCTTCACTGTATATAATGTGCCAACATTATTAGCTATAATGTCAGAAAATGTAAAACCAGTATTAACTATATTAGTTAATGTCCCATAGACAGTAGTACCAATGACGTTACTACTATGCGTCGCACCTAATGTGAAATTATAGTTTAGATTAGTAATGCCAGATATAACTGGTGTAATTAACTGAAAAAATCCATTATATCCACTGCCAACACTTATCGCACTAACAGCATTACTAGATGTTATTACATTAATGACATCATAAATATTAACTGAATATACTACACCCGCATTAGGTCCTGCGACTGTTTCTACAATAGGGACTCCATTTTGAGACCCATAAATAGTAAATGTAGATGCAGATAAATCATTCGCAGAACTAAAAGAAATCTGACGACTATATCCATTAGTTATAAAGGAAACACTCCCATTACTAGCAAGATTACCATTCAATACAAGATTAACATTACCTGTTGTATCTTGTATTAAACAAACATCCTGAGTATTAGCATCTGGAAAAATAAATTGAGCCATTAACCTAATCAACTGTTAATTATAGAGAGGCCTTATTGCTAGGGCCTCTCTATTTTTATTAAATATTACCACCACTGGCTGCACCACGAGGGTTTGTAATCCCAAAAGAGAATCTTTCAGTAGCCTTACACATCACGTTATCTGTTGGATAATCGACATAAGTGTCAGTTTCTACTGGAGTTCTTTGGAAGTGTTTAAACCCATCAGGAGCATCTGTAATAGCAAAGTATGGATTAATAGCATTAGAAGCATCTAAATACTGATTAACCTTATATCCTTTAGGGACATAATCGCCATGATATATAGCGTTTATATCATTATTAGCCACACCAACTCTAAATGTGGAATTTAGAAGACGTGAAGCATTAAATTGATCAGTACGTGCAACAATCAATTTCTCAACCATTGTTTGCGCTAAAATACCGCTTTGCATTGGGAATGATTGAATCAATATAATTAATTGTTCAAGACTTGTTTCAGATAACCCTGCTGCCACTGGTAAAACATTAGAAAATGTACCACCATCAATTGGATGATTAGCAGAAAAAATAGGTTGTCCATCTCCCATTGGATAAGCAGGATTAAATCCGTTGTTCAATACATTAGCACCTAGAATGTTTTTAGTAGTTCTAAGTGAATTACGTAGAGATACAGCTTGCATTGGGAATTGAGAATCATACAAATTGTCCTCCATAGCTTCCTTAGTAATTGTGAAGCTAAGTCCAACTCTTTTATGTATATAGTTTGTAACAATTCTTTGGCCCATTGTATCAGTTGAAATAGGTTGCCCTTCAGGCTTAATAGCTGCAGGCCCCAAGTATCTCATCTCAACTTCAATTTCTTGATACTTATCAGAAGTATAGGTTTTAAATATCTCTGTCCATTGTTCAGGATATGTAGGATATTGCCCAACAATCGCCTTTAATCCTGGGCGTAATAACTGGGCAATATTACCGGTATTAATACTCATATGTGTATTCCTTTATAAATTATGCCACATAAATAGTCGGGGTAGACCCAACTGCATATACAGCGTTGTTAAGTGTGACTCTTACGTTAATAAATGGTGTATTCTGCATTGTCGGCTGAACATTATTCCCTGGTACAATCGCTGCAGGAACATTTCTAACATCTTGAGTGTACCCAAGAGCTCTTAAAGGTAATGTAGCTGAATTCTTAAGATAATCATGAGTGTTGTAACCTGCTGCAGTAGAAGTATCGACATTTAGATAAAAAGCCGATTGCCCTGTCAAAGTACTGCCATGAGCAGGATTATCTGAATAACCTATATCCTCCGCAGGACCGGCGCCGATAGTTGCTTGAACAGTGCCAAAATTACCGCCCCCACCTATACCTAAAGCAAAATTTCTACCTGGTCCCCCTGCCTGATTGAAAGGTGCGCCACCATTTGCATTAGTGTTAGGGAAGACTGGGTTACCAACGAAAACATTACCTGCAGCAGCAATATTTGTAGATACCTGAATATCATAAATGACGCTCGGATCATCTAGCACATAAGCTTTAATGACGCTCCCTGGTTGAACTTGCGTAGCCCCTGGCCAAAAAGGAGATTTAATTAAATTGTTAGTACCTGTGACTGTAGATAAATATTCACATCCCATAAATACACCAAGAGTAGCAGCTGTTCCTGTACCTGCAAAAGTAGCAGGTGTACCATCCGCGTAATTAGGATTGTAAACTGCTATTGTACCAATTTTACCGTTAGCCGCAGTCCCTCCTATAGAAGTGGCACATACCACGGGGTCTCCAGTGAAAATAGAATTTTGATAAGTAGTGAGTCCATCTGCGCTAGCATAGATATAATATTCATTAACCTTTTCAGTCCAACTGCCCCCATGTATAGTTGCGATAGGACGTAGACCAAAAGGCGCATTTTGCCCGTAAGCCATAAAACCTCATAATAAAATGTTAAAATTTTGTTCTTTTATGGATAAGACTTTCTGAAACCGAGAACTTTTTAATGTCTTGATATGACAGACCTCTAAAGGTCAAAGTGAAATGAAATTTATTAAATTCAGAGAGAACTTAATCGTCTTATTATGGGAAGACTTACAAAAACCGAAAACTTTTTAACGTCTTGATATGACTGATAATTACTATACATTCTACTATTGATAGTTAAAATGTCAAATATATTTATTAATTTTTTAATAATTTGTTATAGTTTTTTTCCCAATGAGGAGAATATTGTTGAATGAGTAATAAAGAAATTTGCGGTTTATCAGTTTTATTAAATAAGATTTCTTCAAGATAATTAGGATAAAGAATCGCCCTAATCCCCGGCCTAAGTAATTTAGCTAGATGGCTCCATGTGATGCAAGACATAATATCCCTAAATTGACATTATCATTACTGAAACACCATGAGGGGCTGATAATACTAATTCCCCACTGGCATCTGTTACTATGATTGTTACTGATGTAGTAGTTTTCACTATGTTATAGGCATTAGAAATGAAAGGAAGAGATCCCCCAGTGCTGCCAAGGGTAATAAATACACCATAATTAAATGTATTCATAGGAGAGGTGAAATGTATCATATAAGTCCCCCCTGAACCGGTCACTGAACTTATATTAGCTTGTTGTTGAATAACTATCTGGTTACTGGTACCTACTATTGTATCTGTGAATACACAATAGGCTGCTGCTGAAATAAAATTACCAACTCCCGATATATTACCATTAGCATCAATATTGACACCATTTAATTGAATTTGCCCAGTTCCATTAGTATTTAATTGTATATTACCATTCACTAGATTGTTAGTAATCAAATCCCCTGTCATAGTCATATTTCCCACCGTAAGGGAGTCTAATGAGGTTATAACAGTATTTAAATCAATAATAACATCTCCACCTAAGCCATTGCCGTTTGTAATAGTAATGTTTTCACCTCCAACTAATTCAACTGTATTAAAAGTCAAAGGTGCTGTATTTGTTACAACTAAAAAATCAGTAGTAGCTAACTTATTAAGATTAGTAATAGATGTAGGTAATGCGAAATTTATAACCCCAGATGGTGGAGTCACATTACCCCCAGTAACCACAATTGAATTATCAGTACTTTGGGCTGTTAATTCTACAATACCATTAAAAGACCCAGAAGGACTAATAACACGCCAAGAGCCATTAGAAGTAGATGTACTTGTCAAATAAATTTCTATTACTTGTCCCGCAGCTACTCCGTCAGGAGTTAACAATGTAGTCCCATCATTCAATAATATATCAAAAGAATTAGATGAAACATTATTGACTATAAAATTTTGCCCTGGAGAAACAAGTGTCGCATCAGGTAATGTTATTGAAAATCCTGTACTAACAGCTTCAATGTCATTAATATCATTAATGACAGGATTTCCATTAAAAGAAGAAGGCCAAGTTAATACTAAATCTTCAACCAAAACAATTAACTGATACGAACTTTGGGCCATGATTAAAATGTATTTATAGTTTTAATAGGACTTGCAAATGTACTCATATCATTTGCAACACCAGGTAAATTATTGATTTTACTCTCATTCATTCTATTACGATATTCTCTATCTCTATCAGAATAAATTGTAGGTCTTTCCATTAAAATAAGTTCGGCTGAACATATATACTGTGAAGCTAAAGGTGTACGTTTTAATGGATCAAATGAAAAATCAGGGGCTCTATCAGCTGGCACTAATGTCCATCCTCTAGCCGCCATTTGTTCTACTTGTCTTGTAGGTGCCCCTCTAACTTCCGTTGGAACCCATACTTGTGTGAAACCATCTTTTTTTACACAATCAGGCACATCTAAAGGACTGACATATCCCATATTATATTCTACTCTCTTTTCATGGAGTCTGGTTTCATGTTCTCTTGTACTTATTCTTTCTCTCATATCTATCTCCTATTTCTATTTATCTTAGAATCTTCTTTTTTATTTCTTATCCAATCACTTATCATTTTTTTCTTTTCTTCAGGACTAGAGGCTGAGTTTTCTATAATCTTTAATTCTAACTTACTTAGATTAGCTTCTTCTGACATCGGCCTCTCTTTAGCATAAGCTGAAGAATTTCTCACACTACTGACATTCGATAATGATTCAATATTTTTAGAATTATCCTTTTTAGAAACTCGAAGAGAATCTATATAATTGTCTATGGTATTAAAATAATCTTCTGAAAAAATAGCATTAGATTCATTATTTCTTTGAAGATTGTAATCCAAATAATTTACAAATTCTGATACCTTCTCGGCAACCTTAGGATTATAACTCCTAGAATGAGGTTGCAAATAAGGATGCGTATCTAGCCAATCATTAGCTATTTCTGTATAGATAACTTCATTTGATATTTCAGGTTCATAAGATGAATTTGATACTTCACTTTCATTACCCCATTTTTCAAGCTCATTAATAGCTAACAAAGCTTTATTGATAGATACATCAGCTTCTATAAGCCCTTCAGCGTCACCTTCATCAATAGCTCTACGTTTATCTTCCTTAGCTCTTTCTAATTCTGAATAAACATTTCTGCCATAATGATAAGTGCCTGAATTTAGAGATTCTTTTAGCATCTGTTCTAGTCTATCAGCTCTACGAAGAGCCTCTTCTTTCTCTGCTAATGCTCTATACTTATCATTCTGAAGCTTTCTATACTTATCACCTTTTGTTTCTCTTTTAGCTTCAAATATTGGCTCTTCGTTAGATTCAAAATTCTCATCACTATTTTCTGTAGAAGTTGATTCTTCATCTATATTAGAATTCTCATCCTCTTGATTAGCCAACTTACGTAAAGCTTCCTGCATTTCTTTAACTTCAGGAAGTTCATTTACTTCTTGCATTTCTTTTGCAAGTCTTGCTTCTTCGCTTAATTCTTCTGGATCCATAACACCTTATTATTTATTATTTTGAAACTCTTCTTGGATCATCAATATGACCTAATACAGCATCCTCACTTATTATAAAAACTGGTTTACCATCAATAGCTATCCGATGACCTGAATGTCTAGGGAAAATAATCCAATCTCCCACTTTACACCAAGGGCGTCCACTATATCTTACGTCAGTATAAGCTGAAGGCGAAAGATCTATAACAAGTCCAGTGAAGTTTTGATATTTTTGCTCATCACGTGCCAAATCAGGTAAATAAAGTCCACTTTTCATTTTCACCGGTTCAGTATATAAACGTACTGCTATATTCCAACCATCTGCTTTAAACCCTTTAAACTTAGCAAGTTCATCTGCTAAATTAAAATTCTCAAAATCAATACCTTCATCAGTATTTTTATTTTCATTGCTCATTTTCATCCACACCGTTTTTAAATATATCTTTAACTATCTCCAAAGAGATCTCTAATCCTTTTATTTTCCCACTTAAATATTTATAAGTGGGAAAATCTTCAATGTTCCCTTGTAAAAGCTGACGTTCTGCATCAGCTTTTTGTGTTTTTAAGGTATTTAATAATCTTACGTAAAACGTAGTTAACATTTAAAAGTGTTTTTAAATGGAACTTTCTTAGTCCCTAATTGCTCACCTGATAATGTCATTTGTCCATGGCGATATTTACCTATGCCACCCCTAGCGAATTTTTCAGGTTCTTCAGAGCCATTATGTTCATCATTATGATAATCTTTGAATAATCTAGATCCCATATATCCCCCTTTAACTGCTCTTTCCATTTTTACTCTTTCTATAGCTTTCTCTCTATCATCTTCATCATGTTTATTTCGCATAACTCTGCCACCTTCTTTATAAGGTCTCATTGTCGATTTATTAGCGCATGATTTTGAATAATAAATATCTTTAGGCTTTTCTTTTGGTGTACCATCCATTACTCTGTCATTCTTATCTCTTGATTTTTGACTCATTAATTTGTCTGCTAATTCTCGCATACTATCTTTTTTACCTTGATAGCCGGCTCTCATATTTTTATCCATAAGTTATATCTCTTATTATTTGGTTGATTCTGTTTTATTCTCAGATTTCTCTAGTTCTTCTAGATATTTCAATCCCTTTTTATTTCGAATATAGGTCTTGATATATTCGAAAGGGGATAAATGCCATATTGCATTTTTTATTTTATTATTTTCATCCATATATTATATTTCAGGTTGCTTACTTAATTCTACTTCAGCTCTTAATGTAGCTATATCTTCTTCAGATTCTAATTTTGCTTTACTCTTTTCAAAATCTAATTGTGCTTTAAACACATCTGTTTCAGCCTTCAAATTGGCTATTCTTTCTTTTATTATGTTTTCTTCTTCTTTCTGCCTAATATCAGCCATTAATAAAGCATTAGGATCAACGGTTGGTTGTTGATTTTCCATCTGAGCATTTATCTCAGCTTCACTTAATGGCGGAGGTACAGGTAATAATATTTTCTCTATTTCTTCATCACTAAGTCCTTGAGACTTATAATTGAATTTATATACTTCTCTCATATTATGAAGCTCAGGGGCCTGCATCGCTAACTGCAATATAGTCTGAGCTCTCATGAGTTTATGAATCGATGAATTAGAAGAAGGGTCAGCAACAGGAATAACTATAATTTCATCTACAAAATCACCAGCATTAATTTCAACACCATTGATAACTTCAGTAAAATCAAAATCCATAGTTTTCCTAAAGATTTTATCAATCAACTGTAATTCTTGTTTAAAAGAATAATATATTGATTTTAGAATAGTAGATTGAATACGATTGTTAGTTTCCAAGAAAGCTAATGCCGTTCCAGTTGGAATATCTTCTTTAGATTGAAGCATGCCTAATTCACTAGCGGACCCGAGCTCTTTAGTTTGCTGCATAATTTCATTACGAAGCTCTCTTAATGCCTGAGAAGGTTCAGAATAAGGTAAAGGCATGAATGTACCTTCAAGAGGTTCTCCCCCTGTATCTACTTCCACGAACTGCCCAGGGCCTATAATCAAATTATTTTCTTGCTGCTTAATACCTTTCTTACGAAAACCCGCTGGTAAATTTTTAAACTTACCAGCATCAACAAGTTCTCTAGTGATAGTTGTTAAACTTATTGCGTTAGAACCTATCAAATGAGCAAGCCCTAAACCTCTAAGCCCAAAACCATCCAGACAATTATAATGTATAAAATAATTGATTCTTTCTTTGTAAATATCATCTTCTTCCCAATTACGCCTTATAGACAATATTTCCTTAGAATTAGGGTCTAGAATAACAATAAATGGAAGAGGTATCCCAGGTTCAGTATTTGAATTATTATCAATAAATTCGTCAAGATCTAAATAGACATGACATTCATAAATAGGAAATGTAGAACGTTTATCATAAGCATTAAGGTCTACATCTTTATCTTTAATTTGCGTAATATCATTTAGATCATTAGGGATTTCTGATGTTTTCAAATATTTCAGCTCTATATCACGATATTCACCATTCTTTTGCTTTAAAAGTATTTCTCTTTTAGATAGATGTAATATGTGTGTAAGACGAATGGAGTCCATTATCGAAGTACAATCAGCATCAATAATAAAATCAGAATTACGCATGAAACGGCATACAGGAAATTTCAGACGTTTGTCGTAATAAACTTTCTTGAAACCACTCCCTTCAAACAATAACCGTAGCATGAATTTGCCACAATCATCGTAATAACCCTTATCTATACTAGTTAGATAATAATTATAAAGATCCCTTACTCTATCGCCTTTATCCTCAAGATCCTCTTTATAAGGCCCATTGATTTTATAACTTGCAGGCCCATTAGGATGGAAGAATTCACCCGTAACCAAAGAATAAAGCCGTATTAGACA